GGAGATAAACGGCGTTACTTCTTCAATTATTCGTGCTTCTGCTTCGGTAAAACTTAGCGCATCGACCAAATACGGTTCAGTTACCTTCTTTTGCATCCCGTTTTCCATTACTTTCTCGTAACGGATTTTACATAAAAACCAAGTGTGCATAATTTCGTGTTTATTAAAGTGTTTATAAAAATGTGATTAATCGTGTTGTGTTAGTGTTGTGACGGTACTTTATTCGTCAGTTTCCTTAATTCCTTCCGTATCTTATAAATCTGATTTTTAACCGGAACACTGTTTTTCGCTTCCGGCTTTAATGCCTCGATCTGCATCTTTAATTTTAAAACCTCTTTTGCCTTATCGACACAATCAAGCAAGTCCAGACCGGAACGGATAGATTCGTCTATCATCTCGCTAGCCAACCGGATTCGATCATAGAGTTTCTTTATATTATCCGCGTGGTTGGCGCGATTCATTTCAAGTATTCGACCTTCATTTGTATAGCCGTCATAAATGACATAATACAATTTGTCTACGTCCGGGCGACCTAAAAAGTGTCCGAGGAATTGCCAATAGTATTCGTCTTTTTCGTCGATGGTATTTCCGAATTGCAGTGATTCGATTTTTCCTTGCGACATCGGGCACTTGATTTCGCCCAGAGCGATAACTTTTCCATCAAATCCGTATACATAGAAATCGGGTGAATCTCCGAATCCTTCAAACGGTTCATTGAAAACAATGTCCTTAAAATCGGTTGTACACGACTTGATTTCGTTCATTAACTGGCTCCGTACCCATTCGACTGCTAGCGGTTCGTTTTCATGTCCCCAATCAAACGCCTTGTTACTTCCGTTTTCTCGCATCGTCCCGGTTCTACGCTCGTACCGTACTAAATACATCGCGTCTAACGCGGCTTTGCCAAAGGGACAACCTTTGCCCGCTTTCATCAGATCGGGAAGCGTAGAGGCGGTTATTTTGCCCCGTCTCTTTTCCTTCCATTCGATTTCTTTTTGTTCACTTGATTTCATGTGCTACTAATTCTTTGATTTGTTCTTTAGTTAGTTTATATTTCGTCTGGACTTGCGCGACCGTAAAACCGCCCGCCAGACCGTCGAGGATATTTTTCCAGATTGCCGATCCGGTTTCAACCGTAGGCAATGAGTTTTCTACTTTCGGAATGAATGGACGAATACGGAGCGAATCAACCTTTTCGCCGAAAGCGTCAACCATTACCGAACCGATTTGGATTTGCTTATTTACCCATTCTTCGAAATTCGGTGTTTTGAAAATCTTCGTCATAGTCTTGCAGTTCGTCCGGTTGAGAATCATCGGTTTTACATTCTCGAAGAAATAAGCGACGAAACATTCTTCTTTCTTTCCAGATGTACCGACTACCTGTTCTTTTTTCGTTTCCCGTATGGTGAGAATTATATCTTTCCCATCCGGTAGGCTGTAAGCGCCTAGATAGTCATAATTAAATTGAGTTTTCCAATGTGTCATTATCGTGTTGTGTTATTACTATTCGTTTCTTTATTATCTCCTGTAATCTTATCCAAAAAAAGATCAAGCGCTTTGATACATTTATCCGGCAATTCCTTTGATGCTTCGTTTTGACGCAAATAGTTTATCGTTTCTCCAATACCTATAATGCGATACATCTCTTTTGTTGTAGGGGTAAAAATCAATATTAAAAGAGAAATTGCAATAATAACATAGGATACTTTTTTCGCTTTATATATCCCTTTGTCGATACATTCTTTTTCACTATAAGATTCGACATTCGATTCGATAAATACATAAACCAACCATACAAGTGCAACTATAAGTATAATTACAAAAGTTACATTTACAGCATCTAGCCTTTCAATCCAATAAAGTTCATTCATTTTGTTTTGATTTTAAAAAGTCATTATTAAAATTATCCGATTCACCCTGATAAAGCGACTCATAACAGTGAGCGCAAACCGTTATTATCTTCGTGTCGCGTCTGCCACGTTCATACGTTTCGACTTCTAATTCAATCTCTTCTCCCGGTTCGATTTCCTCGCCGCAATCTTCACAAACTAGAGTATCAGCAGGACACGCGCCAAGAACCGTGCATATTCGACAATTACCGATACATTGAGGATTCGCCGCCATGTCGTTTCACATTTAGATAGTTACAAACTAGCACATAGACAAACGTGATGAATACGATCAATAGTGCGATAATCAATTTGCCCGGCTCCGGTTCGCCTTCTGCGAGGCTGCACGCTAAAAGCATTAAGAAAATAGCGGCGGGACTTTGTTTTAGTGTTAGCATAGTGTTTGATTTTATACGATCTTATTACTCTGTATGAATCTATCTATACTCGATAAATCGTACCAGATCATTTTTCCAAATTGAGAAAAGGAAACTAGTGCTTTTTCTCGTAACGTTCTCAAAAAATCATCCGAGCATCCTATATAGGATTTTGCTTCATCTTTACTAAGCCACTTCTTTACTATTGGCTCAACTTTTCCGGTTACTCTAGTTCGTCCCATTGCCGTATTATTCTTTGCGTTCAACATAAATGTTATCTCCGTCGATCCAAGTTTTAAAAACTTTTCCTTCATCGGTTTTTAAATCGGACGCGGTCGTTCTCACTGATTTTCTGCGGTTGCGTGGAAAGTAGGTTTGTCTCCCTACTTCCATCGCTTGCAGTGTCGGTTTAATTGGTGTTGTGTTCATTATCGTGTATCGTATTATGCAGGGCTTTCACCCTGCTGTTTAAACTTATATTGCTGCTTTCAACTTTTTTATATCTCTTATTAGTTTTTCTTGCCTTGCTACTTCATTATCTGCCATTTCGTCAAGCCCGATACTTGCATACCATTCTGCATTGTTAATAGCCTCTTCTAATGCTATTTCTTTTTGTTCAATTAACGCATTAATGGCGTTCTTATCACGGCTTTCGATTAATATCTCTAAGTCTGTCTTTCTGGTTAAAGTCGCTTTCATAATCGTATCTATTATGTAGCCCCGAAGGGCTACGGATTAATATTAAATCTTCTGGTATCCGAATGAGTTCATAAACTTCTCCGCGCCTTTGAACGTTTTGAAAGTCTTGCTACTAGAAAGCGTACACGCTAAGAATCTTTGTCCGACTGTTGTATTAATTAAACTTACACAACATACTGTTTCACTTCCCGCTTTTTTAAATTCTACGTCTCCGATCATTCCTGCTTTCATAATTCTATACTTTTATTTGTTATTTCTTGATTGATTGATTAACTTTGATGCGACAAAGATAGAAGTTATTTCGCAAAACGCAAAACAATTCGCGAAATAATTTCGCAAAACGCAAAATTATGACTAAAAAAGAAAGATTAGAGGCGATAATCGACTACTACAGCGATGGAAAGCCCTCCGTATTTGCGAAGTATATAGGTGTAGCTCCGTCAACTATTAGTTCATGGCTATCAAGAGATACGTTAGACTACGATCTAATTTTCGCAAAATGCGAAAATATTTCTTCCGATTGGTTACTTACCGGAAAAGGAGAGATGATAAAAAGCAATCCTAACATTCAGATACTAAATGAACCAAAGACAAAGGAAAAGAAACTAACTGAACAAGAAGTTTTATTATACGATGTTAGTGCAGCCGCAAATTTAAAAACACTGTTTGATAACAAACGACAAAATATACTAGGTAAAATTAGCATCCCAGATATGCCGCGTTGTGATGGTGCTGTATATGTGACAGGTGATAGTATGTATCCTCTTCTTAAATCTGGTGATATTATCGTATACAAAGAACTGCACGACTTTCAAGAAGTCATTTACGGAGAAATGTATTTAGTTTCCTTCGACCTCGACGGAGACGATTTTTTGACCGTTAAATATGTGAATCACTCGGATAAAGGAGATGATTTTGTCAAGCTAGTAAGTCATAACGCATACCACGATCCGAAAGATATTGCACTTAGTAGAGTCCGCGCGATGGCGCTCGTTAAGTTAAGCATTAGAAAAAATACAATGATGTAAACCGTAAATAAACAAAACAACATGAAGAAGCTACTATTATTAGCGATATTTTCACTGCTTATTTTGCCTGCAAATTCGCAAAGTAAGTACGAAAAACAATCTAATGAGATCATCGAATTATTCGACTCTATAAAATCGAATTTCACAGAAACGGAAGAAGGAATAAAAATAATCAAAGTTGTAGAACTCCCCAATATAGAAAAAGATAAGATATACATTGCAGCGCTAGAAGCTCTATCTAATATATATAAAGACTCTAAGGAAGTCATACAAAATAAAGACAAGGAGTTAGGAACAATTTTTGGGAAGGGAATCTTTTTCGAAAGTAGCATGTCAACATGGGGTGTATTAACAGAATCTAAATGCAAGCACGCAATCAAAATAGAAGTAAAAGATTATAAATGCCGCATTTCGATACAAACAGACGAAATAGAAAACACTGTAAAAAATGGAGTATCAGGACAAACGATAAGCAAAAATAAATATAAACTAAAATCATTTTTTCCTTTTTGGAAAGAATGTCCGATGAAACATCGAAAGGCTAGTTTCTCAAATATATGGTTCTGTTATGCCCACACTGTAGGGGCGGCAGAAACTTTCGAAAAAGAGATAATGACAATTGCCAATAATAGCGATAAAGATAATTGGTAATGCCAATCTCTAAAATAGTTATCAACCACTAAAACAAATCATCATGGGAACATTTTTCGGCTTCATCGCGGCATTATTCGCCGTACTTCAAATCGTCCTATTCTTCAAAATCTGGGGAATGACGAACGACATTAGAGAAATCAAAGAAAAGTATCTATCCTCGACCGATCCAAAGAAAAGCGTATCGCTCTCCAATAATCAACCGACCGAATTTAGTATAGGCGAATTGGTCGTAGAGATAAAGACGAATAAGCAAATGCGGATCAAAGAGATTACACAGGACGGAAAGTATAGTTGTTATACAGGTGGAGGCGCTTCGCATGAGGGTGACTTTACAGCGTCAGAGATTAAGCATTTTAATTCGTAGANACGGAAAGTATAGTTGTTATACAGGCGGAGGCGCTTCACATGAGGGCGACTTTACGGCGGCGGAGATTAAGCGCTTTAATTCGTAATTCAATAATCAAAGAAGTAAATCACTAAAAAAAAACATTATGAATAAACTATTAACGTTATCACTTACAATAATCTTTGCCTCATTATTCTTTCAATCATGTAGTAACGAAGAGCAGGATTTGCCCGAAGGCGAAAGCCCTAACGTACCAGATAAAGATAGTAGTATAGACTTTGACGGAAAGACATATTGCACATGGATTAAGGACGCATCGTATTATATCGGTATATATAATACAGAAACAAAAGACAAGATCGCCGAGATTCCAACTGTAATAGAAGGAGGACTTAATCAAACGGCGAATATGCATTACGGAGAATCTAAAGGCTATACGATTAATGGATGTTATATTTTAGATATAAAAAAGAATGAGAAAGATATATATATATTACTAGAATACTCCGAAGATAAATACGAATTAGGAATTACAGAACTATTAATGTTGCGCGATAATAAAATCACGAAACGAATAAAATATACTAATGGGATAGGTAGACCGAATAAGTTAATATATTGGTATGATAAAGAGATAGTAGCAACGGCAAATGGAGATTTATCGAAATATGCTAGTGATGATTTCTACATTTATAGTAGTGGATTGGATTTAGTATATAATTCATCGGAAATGTCAAATTATTATTTTTTCCTCAATACGCATCCTGTCGATACTTATCGGTTTATTTGGATACTCGATGATTATATCCGTTTAAAGGATATTAAAAAAGGATTTGACGAGTTATGGTCGTACAAATACACAGACGAAAATGTTGTTATTAAACAAAAGGAGATTAATGTTAACGGGGAAACCGTTGAGATTAGCATGGAATTTGTCTATAAGGATGGTTCCAAAGAAATAAAGTCGTTTAAATTAAATCTCGAAGATGGTTCTCTAATCGAATAAACCCGAACAACATGAAAAACTGGATTAAGTCATATTGGAGCAACTGTTTGTCGATCGCTGCGATTATATGCAGCGTTGTCGCTATTTGCGTTTCGTTACCATCCGCACCGGAGTTAGGTATAGACTATATCGGGGTGATAGTAGGGATTTTATCATTTCTTGTAACATTGCTAATAGGGTGGCAGATATACAATGCAGTAACAATAGAGAAAAGAATAAAAGGTGAAGTTGAACGAACTAGAAATGAAATTGATAGCTATTTCAATAAGCAAAAAGTAGAAAATCTATATATGCTAACAATAGTCAATGGAATTTCGCAGAGTAGAATGGACGTTATGGAGAAAAAATATGATAGTGCGCTGTTTTGCTGTATATATACAATAGATGCAGCATTAAAAGCTAACACGCCGGATATTGCACAAACATGTCTTAATATGGTTATTGATTCAATCATTCCCGGCTTTAAAAGGCAAATGACAAAGGAAACAGCTAAAGAGAACAAAGCTAATTATATTCAAATTCTAAAAAAAATGAATGATGACAGAGTTATTGATCTGATTGTATATCTACGCTCTCTTTAGCTCTTAGAATTATGTGATTCATCATATTTGTATATATTTTAATGCCATCATTGCACATTTCCTCTAAATCCTTTTTCTTTAGTTGGTATTTTTGTTCTTCTTCATCCTCTTGCTTGCATTGATAAGTAAAGAGAGCCATAATAAACAAAATAGTAGAGATGGTACAAATAGTTATCATACCAAGAAAACAAAAATCAACTGCTGTCATAATAGTACTTTTTCTATTAGCCGGATAAACTAGAAACAGATAGCTTAAATTCAAACAAATAATATTTGCTATTTCTGATTGATTGATTAACTTTGTATTGAAAACGTTCTTTGATAAAGATGAAATATAAGAGGTGATATTTATAAGAAAGGACATGAGTATCGTTTTTTAATGCAAATTCGGTGCAAATAGATTTTATAAATATTATAAGATATTAATTATAAGCGTTTTAGGTGATGTAGAAAAACGCCTCTCACGCATGTAATACGAGTTCGATTCTCGTACCCACTACCAAAGAAAAAGAGGAAATGCAGTTTAA